AGTTAAAATATGCCTATACATATTTCTGTATAGGTGACTAAGGGATTCACTTCCTACTAGTCTTAAATCAACAAAATCAGACCTTCTAACTTGGTCTTTTACTTATTCTTTTGAATTTCATTAACAACATCCTCATGATTTTCTATATTTAGATAAGTTCTAATATCTAATTCTATTGTTACTTCATGAAGGTGGTTTGTTCCATATAAATTGAAATATTTTATATCCTCATCTTCTGGCTTTAGAAGAATTACTGGGTTTCTTGAATCACCATAACCTACTGTTTTTTCTTCCCAAATTTTAACTACTCTTGGTGGATATCCAGCATCTGTTGAACCTGTATTCCACTTATCTTCTATGACTGTTTTCAAATCATCCAATGCAGTATATAGAGCACTACCCATGTTTTATATTAATACATCAAGTATTTATACTTGACCTTTATTCCACCCTATTTTATCTGCGCCAAACACAACCTCGAATTCATCTGTATCAGCCATATCAAAATCATTTAAATAATCAGCATTATCTGCTGCTGATGATATTGTGTAACCATCTCTCTCCATTTTTCTACCTATTAAAAAAGCAAGCCTATCTAATATCTCTTCTTTTTTTACTGCATACATTTCATCTGATGTTCTTGTTTGACCTAATTCATTATAATCTGATATATTGGTATATGCGTTTCCTTCTAGTGTTTGACCTCTTATAGCATTTATGTTTGAACCACCTAATGCAGCCTGTAATTGTGGATCTTTAATTTTACTCAATAAACCCTTTGCTTCTATCCAATGTTTTAATCTATCAACATTAGGAAAAGTTCCGGGTGGAACTCCATACTTTTCAATATTAAATGCATCTTGTGAATCATCTCTTAGTTTTTCATCATAGTACCCAACTCTACCTCTTTTATCAATAGCAATTTCTGTAACAGTTCTAGAATTACTATCAAATCCTAATTTATCTACTAACATTTCTTTTATTGAAGAAAGTCTATTTTTCTTTCTTTTTCTATTCATCCTTCCTATCAAGTCAGAAAAATCTTCTTCTAATCCTTCTTTTGCTAATTTTTTTGTTATGGCTCCTTTAAAACCACCAAATACATTTGCTAATGTCATTATGGAACTATAAATACTTCTCTACGATTCTCAATACACTTCTCAATATCTCCTCTCCAATCTTTTTTAATTGATTCAAGATCAACACCTGAACCACCTATTGGTAGTCTATCCATTCTTAAACTTCCATTGAGAACATCTATGGCTGTCATTTTGACAACACAATCTTCAACATCATATGGTATGGTTGAATCACCTGCATAATTTTCTCCACCATATCTATAAGTAGCTCTAACTCTATTTTTTCTTAAGATAGAAAATATAAAACCTCTAAGATGAATTGTTCCTCTTTCATAATTTGCATCATACCATTGAGAGTTTCCAATTATATTTTCCCAAGCAGATGAAGCTCCTTGCCAAATTTCTATTTTATCTCCTTGTGATGTGTCAAGTTCATAGATGTTTCTATGTTGTAGAAATATTGGGGTACCCCAACCAAAAGTATAAAGTAATGGTAAGTCATGTAATTCTTTTGTCTTTGTTTTTGATCTCCAAGCATGACCTGTTCTTCTGTCAAATTCATCTTCTTTTCGATTTATGATATTGTCAATTTGAGCCTTATTAGGAATAGTAGTAGCAGTAATGGGGATTCTGAGCAAATCTGCAACATCTTCAACTGAACAGTAGGTCGTAGCCATGATAGTGTTGAGGTGATATCGTATTTAAATTTACTTAAAGACGATGAGATATTCAGCATCTCCGGTTATATCACACCTAATACCATTCTCAAATCTTCTATGGATTCTTCCATTATCTTGTATATCTTCACCAAAAACTGTAAACTCTATAGGATCTGAATTACTAGTACCGTTTCTTAATTGAATTTTTGAACCAGATGAACCTTTCTTTGTGACTTTTACAGCAACTATAACTCCATGTCCACCTTTTATAGTGGCATCAGCGTTGACATTTACTACATTGTGGTTTAGTTCTACCATACAGGTTTATTCATGTGTTCATATATAAACTTTATTGAGAAAAAAAAAGTCGGCTATTTTGGACTCTAGTAGCCTATGACTAGAAATTCGAATACTTTGTTTGCAATTGAGGTGCTGTTTGCTACTTCTGCAAATACTGCGCCTGCTGAGCCACCTACGGAATAGAGTTTGATTTTCTCATTTGTCTTGTCATATTCTACTTTGTATAGTGAATCGGTGAATTCCGGAATCACTGCAACTAGTGTAGAAATCCTTCCCTCTTTAAGGTCGGCTGACACTCCGTTGGTTGCATATGCATCAGAGCCACCTGCTGTGACTTTGACTTTATATACTCGCAATTTTGAGGTTAATGCTGCTTGCCATGAAAGTGTCTTTCTGACGTTAGCATTAGTCCAATCTGCTGTACTGACTGTTACTGCCATTGATTATTGAGATTACTTATCTTTTATAAAGTTTCTCTCATAAGTGTCTATTAGATTCTGAATAAGCTTCCTTCTGTAGAGGTTTTGAGGTGATATTTCAGGTATTCTTTTAATGATAACTACCCAATCATTATAGTGTTGTTTCCAAGTTTTTTCATCTTCATACATTATGGACACACCCTCGTTTGAGCTGTATTAGGATTTATACAATCAGGTCTATCAAAAGGAGCATTTGTACTTGGTGTTGGATCATGAAATGCTAAACCAAACATCATTATAGAGAAAAATAAAACTATAGGAACTATAAAAATCCATTTAGAAAAAATAGGAGTATCTCTATATGACATAGAGTTATTGAAATATTGACCTATTTAAGGGTTAAATCTTTTGATAGATGACCTTTAGGATAAGCTTTTCTTTCCTTTTCTGTTAATGGTACGTTCATTATAGGTTGTAATACTTACTAAGCTATAAGCATTTCCCCCCTTAGCATACGCTAGGTAGTTGTTTAAAAAAAAAGAAAAAGGTATTTTATTCTAGAGTTTGATATCTCTAATCTTTCCTTGTGATTTGAAGTGACGACATACAGTTTCACCCATAGTTCTGAACACACCTTTCTCAACAAATGCATTGTTTACGAATGGATAGCCCGGTGAACGTCTGGTTGCTTCATAGTATTCAGTTGGGATAGCAATTTGAATTCCAATTCTTGGATATCCGTAACCTTCTGCATCCGATGTGTCGAGTGCAAATAGTCTACCGATTTCTGCTGAGTCGGATGAGTTGCTTGGTGCATCCTTTGATGGGATGAATGGGATTCCATAGATTGAATCTACGTGAATACCTACACCTGTTCCTTTAAACGTTTGTATTCCGTTTACGTCAACTTGAACTAATGCTTCACCGTATGGGTTTGGAATACGGACTGAAGGCATATACAAGCCTTGTATTTCGGAGTAAACTTCATGGGAACCTAGGAATACGTTTGGATCTTTACCTGCTGCAATACGGATCTTTCTTAAGAAAGTACGTAGTGTATCGTCGGTAAGGACTCCGTTAGTACCAATGGTACCTGAAGCTGATTCTACTGTTGAATCGAAATCAGTTCCACTATCTCTGTCAATGGTTGCGTTTGCAGCCCATGGATCATAGTAACCTGCGTGTGAACCACCTAGTGCATCTTCTTCAGCATCGCTGGAGATGATTCTATCTAAGGATTCGAAGTTTTTATGACCAGAGTTTGCGCCAGAAGCACCTGCTGCTTCTGATTCTACGTCAGCCAATAACATTCTGTTTAGGAATTCTTTGTGTTGTACAGCCATGTACAATCTGAGAGAACCAAGTCCTCCCCAAATGTCATCTTTAGAGTGTGTAGCCAACCATTCCATAACTTCAGATGCACTGAAAGGCAACTGAGCTGTTTTTGGACGTACATCAATTTCTTGAAGTGTTGGTTTTACGGTCTCTGCGATGTTACCACCTTCTGAAGTACCACCTAAAGCAGTGTTGCCTTGGTTAGTATTTAAGGTAGGCTTTGCTGTAATTACACGCCATCCAGATTTATCCCATGGATATTTTGGTAAGATACCAAATGCATTTGCTTCAAGGTTTAATTGAGCCCATGCGTATGCTCCGAAGATTGCGTTGAATGTACCAGTTGTTGATGTTGTAACTGGAGCATCTGCTTTTCTTAGGAGGTTTCTGTTATATCCATAGTAGAGAGCTTCGAGTTCGTCAATAGTTTTAATTTGAACCATTTTAGAATCCTACCTCTTCTTCTGTTGGTTTGTAGTATTTACCTGCGAGAATGTCTTGTGCAACTTTACTTAAACCTTCATATCCTTGTCCTCTTGCATCTTTCAAAATTGGTGAAAAGTCTTTACCAGATTTTTCAACAGTTTCTAGTGCTGCACTTGGTCTTGGAGTTTCAGTTGTAAAGTTGTGTTGAGATTTTGTAACTAATTCGGCTTTCTCGGATGATCTTAATCCACCGTTGTCAGTGGAAGGTTTATCATCACCAGATCTATCACTATCCAATCCGGATTGATCTCCTTGTGGATATGGTTTTTCTGGTACTTTAACACTTGCACCTACGTCATCTCCACCTTCAGAACCTGATGGTTTCAATGGTAAGTCGCTTGGTGTTTCAAGAGCTTTTAATCTTCCATCAATTGATTTGATAGAATCGTGAACGCCAGTTTGACCTTCAGCGAGTGATTTGATTTGCTCTACGAGAGTGTCGATTGAAGTCTTGATAGCATCAGCTTTGGTTTTTTCTTCTTCATCGTGTTCGGCAGTTTTATCTGCTTCTTCGACTTTAGAAGGTTTTTCCTCTACTGGAGCTTCTTTCTTCTCTTCTTCTACAATTTTGTTGTCAGAATCGCTCATGTTATTATTATATTTAACTTTTTCGGGGTTTATATATTTTTCTGTTTTAACCTCTGAAACTTGATTTAGTATCTCATTTCCTTGTTGTGCTGTATTGTATGCTCCTAAACCTCTAACTCCCATACCTCTACCTTGAGTTGCTTGATCTTTTTCAATAATATCTCCTTCTTCTGGATTTTTTGGTTGTGGATGACCTGTTCCAGTGAAATCTTCTTTAATTTTACGTCCAGAGCTGGAATTCTCGTCTACATCTTGATTAAACATACCGTGTTGTGTCTGATCAGTCTCAGCATCTGATACGCCTTCTTTACCTTGATCACTATCATCATCTTTGTTTTTAACGAATGAACCTACTATTTTCTCTGCTTGTTCATGTGTTTTACCATCTGCTACTAGTTTTGCTACTTTACCTTCAAATGTATCAGCTTCTGTTAGGTTGGCATCTTTAGTTACGGCACATCCGAATTTATCACAATTTATCTTCATCTTACCGTTGTCAAGAACCTTTCCTTGAGTTACTGCTTTTGCCAATGGGTTAAAGTCAGTTATTAATGCTAATGGTACTGCTGGATCTTCACAGACTGCTACCTCATAATGTTCCAAGTCTTTTAGTGCATATGCTACTGAACCATCCTTCATAGTGATTGGTTCTCTTTCTGCTTTGGTTGCACCACCGAATGATAAGCCTTTATACTCACCACTCTTGATTTTATCCCAAATCTCATCATCTAATTCATAATTCTTATGTATTTTACCTGTAATTTTTATAGCTGGTATCTCAGTACCTTCTTCATCTTTAATCTCTAATCTTGCAAAATTAATACCTTTTCCTACTACCCTATTGGTATGAGTATCTGTAATAGGTGCCCCTCTATCCATCCAGACAGGTAGGACTTTCATTAGCTCATCAGTTACTGTAATTTCATTTTGTTTATCTCTCATTTGAACTGTGAGTATTCCTTCAAAGAATCTCTCTTCAGAATTGATTGGTTCTAGACTCTTAGTTAGGGTTTGTTTAAAAAACAATGGATCCATGTCTATTAACAATTCATTCATTAAGTATATAAAGTTTGATAAAAAAAGGGATGTAGGGTGGGTGATTTACCCAAAATATTGCCTACTCTTACTCTTTCTTTGCCTTTGAAACAGCGAAGTCTGCTGCGAAGCCGGTAGTTAGACCAATTAAGCCTAGACCAACCAAACCAACTCCTTCTACTGCAATAGTCTGTGAGACTGCAATTGCAGCGAATGTGGAGATGATTAGAGCACCTGCGAGCTTTCTTGCTGAGTATGCGTTATCCTCAGAGTTCAAGTAGCCACGTAAAGTGTTCAAGCCTGCACCAATTACTGCTGCTACAACAGTGATTAATACTGGATCGACCATGTCAGCTCAACAGAATACCGTTATATAAACTTTATTTAAAAACTAGGCATAGGAAGCAAAACTTATCATGAAACTCTTTTATCCATTCACAAGATCTCTTATTTTCTTTTTTTGTCATTCTGTTTACCCCACTCTGATGCTTCTTTAGATATAGCAAGACCTGTTACAAAGGCTGCTGAAATTAATGCGATTGTTATAGACATTTCAAATGAAAGACCTACGTCATATATGGATTCGGCTACATTACCACCCACTAATGGAGAGAAAAATG